CATTCCGTCAACATCAGAGTCAAACGACTCAGTTGACAAATCGTCCATCGCATCTAGATAGTCATCAAGTGACAGGTCTTTTCTAGAATCGTCTTCAACGGAATCACCATAGTTTTCTTCAAGATAACTAGCCATCTCCTTGAGTGCGGTATTATACTGTGCAAGCATTTCTTTAGCAGGTATCGCTAACGACATAATCTTATCGGTAAAGATGACAATACAATTCATCGGAGTGTCCTGATAAACCATATATGTTTTAAACGTAAAGAATTTTTCACCACTCTTTAAAGTATTCTGCATCAAGCTCATTGCGTTATTAACAACGATTGATTCCGGAGATTCATCTAATACTTCACAGATTACCTCTTCCCCAGTGATTAATTTCAAGTGTCTAATCGAAGAGCTCATTTTCATCATCCTTAGATATTATGGGTTTCAAGTCAATAGGGTAAATCTTATAAGAGAACCCTTCCTTAGTATATATCTTAATCCTTTCGGCGCTATGTTTCAGAGTAAAATTCTTATGAGACTTGACATGCAAATCATCAGCGATATCAATAAGCTTAGTAGTCCTACCGTCATCAGACTGACGAAGACCGCGACCAATCGATTGGAGGACTTTAACTTGCGATTTGGATGGAGTCGCGAATACAATATTATGCAAGTTGCGGATGTTGATGCCAGTGCTGAAAGTGCCAAGAGAGGCAACAATAATAGAGTCATTTTCGTTTTCTACAATTCCTCGTATCTGTTCTCGATCAGTCGCATCTACCTCACCCGATACATAAAACACTTTTCTTCCTTCAGGCGCTAACGACTTAATCATTTCATGCAACACCTTACCATGTTTCTCTACAAACTGAAACATCACCAAAGTATTGCCCGTTTGGTCTAGTGCAACCTTACTTATAAACTTATTACGTGGCTCATATGTAACAATATAGTCAAGTTCTTCTTGGTAGTTTTTCTCTTTCATCATGTTGCAAATATCACTATGATACCTCAACAGAAGAATAGAGATATCTAGTTCTGCAAGCTGTTTATTCTTTTGTAATTCTACGGTTCTAGTCACCGTAAAAGTCGGGCCAAATAAACCTTCTAATACTAATTTGTTTGTTTCGGTGCCGTCAAGAGTTCCCGTAAGACCAAACCGATATTGTGCTTCAGTACACTTGTCCATCATACTGGAGAGAGATTTTGCTTTGAAAAGATGTACTTCGTCACCGAAGATAGTGTTGAATTGTTCGAACCATTCTTTACCGAACTTATAAATGGACTGCCAAGTAGATATGATGACTCTTTTATCGGTGACCTTTTCCTTACCAGAATAGATTTTATGACAAAACTCATCTACATCATAACCATAGTCAGCAAAGTCCTTATACATTTGTTCAACTAGGGAAGTGGTGGGAACAATGACCAGAATCTTACCTTCGGTCACCTCATAACAATAACGCAGAAGATTGTATATTATAAACGACTTACCACTACCTGTAGGACTTAACAGAATACACCGACGATTCTCAACTCCATGAGATATGGCCTTGTACTGATAGTCTCTAGGTTTAAAGGGTGCGTCTAGGACTGCTAGGAAATCGATGAGCGCAGGGTGGTCTATGTCTTCCTTGAACGAAGGTATTCCATAAACTTCATGTTCGAGAATTTCGAGTTGATAAAAACGGTCTGCACAAAAACGACGTAGGTGTGTATAGAGACCTACGTTCATTTGTTTAGAGATTAAGTTATAGAGACGGATTTTACCGTCCCACTGCTTGCGCTTATAACTTGGTACGAACTTGTAGCCAGGCACGAAGAAAGAAAAGTATTCTCTTAACTCTTGTTCCTGAGCAGGGTGTGCATCAACCGCGAAGTAACTGTGGTTGACCATCCTGATTCGAATCTTGTTGTCTACGTTCATAAATAATTTTTGCTAGTTCAATAACGTCTATATCAATTTTATGCCCTAGAAAATGCAGTTGTTCTGCCTTCTTTAGGTCTTCTGTATCATACATATCACACCTTACCTTTGTATACTTAGGTCTTTCTTAACTTGCAATTATCTTCGTGCCATCCTGAGTAGTTGTTTACCGATTTAACCACCAGCTTCGAACTGCCTCCACGATATCATATTTCGAATGGTTTGATGCCGCCACTTGAGAGTATCGACGATATTAGTTAGTGTTTCAATAAGTGTCTTATGATAGACGACCTTTTCCTCGGACTTCTGAATCTCAGGGTCTGCGTCGTAGTAGTATTCCATCTCACCTTTAAGCATACGAAGCCCATTGAAAGGGTCTAAGTCCCATCCAGTAGAAAGTATCTCTTCTTGTGACATCTTCCCGTTATAGTACAGGAACTTTTGTTTGAGTAACGTCTTCTGGTTGTTTTCAGAACGTTTTAGTTGTAACTTGGCGAGCGCCAGATACTGTAAGTACTTCGCATGAAGCGAAGGGGTTTGGCGAGAAACTTCGTCCAGTTGATGTTGAGAAATTTCACAGTCATCCTGCCATTCCTTTAGAATGGATTCCAAATCTATCATATAAAAACCTTATTCATGTAAGGTATATAGTATAACACTAAGTCGTTATAAAGTCAATACAATCTTGCCAATAATGTTCGTTGGTACCTAACACGTAACTCAAAGTCATTCTATAACAGTTTGTTCTGGCTGCGTGATACACAACATCACCAGAACCATATACACCAAAATGCCCGGCCTTGAGACTCCATCCCTTCTCATCAGGGACAGTTACGAGTTCTTGAGTTTTCGGGTCAATGTACTTGAACCACCCATCACCGGTTTCCGACCAAGTGAATATTAAGTTGTGTGCCGCAGCATTAGCGTTGTTATGCCAGCCAATGAATCCTTGAGGCGGGTATAAAGTGGACAACACACTTAGTTCTAAACCAAGTTCAGTTGTCATTTTTAAGTCGAGATGCTCCCAGTTTTTCCTATACTCTTCGGGATGCGTCCCTGTATAAAATTCTGGTTTTATTGGATAACAAAAAGAATTCTCCGCCGCTCCATGATGTTTTTCACCCATACCAACAATACGATGCATCTCTTCCTCACCAGTATAGTGGTCAGCCATGCCGAGTTGTTCTTCTTTTAATGGGCGGTTTGTTTTTTCTGGAAGATACAACTCACGGTAAGTGTACCTAAAATCCTCTAGAATGTTGATAAGTTCTTGATTTCTAATGGGGAACTTTTCTAGACTCATGACAATACAAATTCCGAGAATCTAAGGGTAACGTCAAAGTTTATATATGTAACATCGCCCGTTGTAGATATAAGCTCTATTGCACCTAATTGTGTAGGTATGCAGTTTTTATAATGAATCTGTGCGCAGAAATTATTGTGACTAGTCAAAACAATCACCTTTATGTCGTGGTGAATATTATCAACTTTACGATATACCGAATCTTCCAACCATGTCTGTACTTCTTTGTATGCAGTTAGGTCTTCGTCTAAGATTAAATTTAGAGAGAGTTCACCGTAATTAATAGTATCGCCAGGCATAGGAAGACCTTGTACTCTGGGTACAGGTATCTCAACCGCAGCAACAGACGCGCCGGGGTGACTCACTGATTGTGCAAAGAACTCCAGATTACCATAATGTTCTCGTTCGATGACAACACGGAATCCGGTAGGTTGTAAGAAGTTTTTGTTTTCTGTAAGTGCCATGATGTGTCCTCTTGGTTGTCTTTATTTATACGCATAAAAAAAGGGACTCCGAAGAGTCCCTAAAATGGCGTGGTTTAACGGGTTAGACGCCCGCTCCATGCTCTTTTTATATATCTTATACAGTAACCATTAGGTTGTCTACACGGAAGATACGGTAGTACGTGTTGATTCCCGCAGTAGCAGCGATGTTCTGCTCACCAGCTGGAGAAACAAATGGGTTAGCAGCCATACCATAACGAGTCTTGAACCCGATACGTGGTTGGAAGTCATTCTCGCCAACAGCTTTAACCATCTGTAGAGGTACGTATGGGCAGTAGAATACACCAGCGTCATATGCGTTAGCACCCTTATAACCTACAGTTACGTAGTCAGTAGTGGCATATGGGTCGATATAAACTTTCATCTTACCATTTAGAGTACCAGCAAAAGTGTTACCAGTATCGTCAACTGCAAGACCAGCGCCAACTTGATAATCCAACTGACCAGAAGCAGCAAGTGCAGTAGCAACGTCTGATGAACAGATTACGATGTTACCCTTACCACGACGAGTTGTCTTAGCAATTTCGTTCGCTTCACGATCTAATTGAATTACTAGACCCTTGAACTTCTCTGCTGACCAACGGCCATCTGCGTCTGAAGTTAGGTCGAATACACCCTTTTGTGCGATTGAAGCTTGTTGTGCACCTAGAACTGCTTGAGTGTTAACTGTACGAACTACTTCACGGTTGATTTCCGCTAGGATTTCAGTTGAAAGGATGTTCGCTAGTTCAGTTTCTGCGTCAAGACCGTGGATTGCTTTAAGGTCTTGTGCTAGTTCTAGAGAGTATTCTGCTTTAAGTGCACGTGACTTAGCAACAACAGATTGCTTCTCGATTGAGAAACCCATTTCTGCGAAGTCAGGGCCAGTGTTACCTAGAGATTCAGCAACAGAAGTAGCCATTGGGCGACCAGCTGCATCTAGTTCACGACCAGTTTGTGCTGCTGGATCAAATCCAGACATACCAGAAGAGTCACCAGTTTGTGAGCTTGAAGGAGAACCAGAGAATGCTGAGTCAGCTTCGTTGAATAGTGCTTCGTCACCAGTTTGTGAAGTGTAACGTGATTTCATCGCGAAGATAAGACCAGTTGGGCCTGACATTGGCTGAACACCACAAACGTCATATGCCATTAGGTTAGGCATTGCACGACGGACTAGAGAGATTAGAACTGGATCCCAGTTGTTTACACCAGCGCCAGTTGCGTTGGTTGGAGTTTCAGTTAGAAAACCCTGAGAAGCTGAACGTTCTTCCATCATTGCTCGTTCTTGGTTTTCTAGGATAGCAGCAGTTACTGCCTTACGGTGATGATCGGTGATTTTACCAGCTGATTCTTCGTTAAGAACTGGTGACCACTTTTCAATCAGTGTGTCGAATGATTTGTTCATTTTTAGATTCCTTATTTCTTAGAGGTTTTTCTTAGAGCAGAGATGTAACCTTCCATCATAGAAGATACTTCAACTTCTTCTTCAGCTTCGTCTGAAACTGATTCTTCGATTTGCTCAGGGATTTCTTTTGAAAAGTATGACTCTTTAACAGTAGTTACTTTAGCAGTGAAGGTTTCTTCACTTTCAAATTCTACTGTCTCTAGAAGGTCTTTTAACTTTTCCGCTTGTGTGTCTGCAAGGCCACGAGAAGCTTCAGCGATGATTGACTCACGCTTGTAAGTTTCTAGTTCTTCTGCAAGTGAAACTGCATCGCCAGTAGTAGAGTTTAGTTTTTCTTCTAATTCTTCTACTTGTGCTGCTAGTTCGTCAACTAGGTCTACCTTAGACTCTGGAACTTCGATGTAAGACTCTGTAAATAGGTCTTTCATCTTGTCCATGAACCCTTCAGCGATTTCGGTACGTAGACCGGAGTGGATCGCTAACTTGTTCTCTTCCATCCAAGATTCAACTACATAGTTAAGATATGAATCGACTTTACCGACTAGGTCAGTTTTGATAGATTCGACTTCTTCAGATAGTTCTTCAGAGTATTGCTCTTCAAGACGCGTGATTTCTTCTGACAACTTAGTTTTTACAGCTGCTTCAAAAATTACTGATGTCTTCTCTTTGAACTCTTCAGATAGAGTTGCTTCACCTTCAACAATTGCCGCAAGTTCAGACTGAGTGTTAGTCTCTTCTGCAATAACGTCTTCTAGGTCAGTACCTTCCATCATCTTCGAGTAGGCTGCCGTTAGGTCGCCTTTTTTCATTTTATTTAAGGACTGGTACATCGCATTGATCATACCTGCCTTAGTTTTTGGTAATGAAGCCTTAGAAGTTGCGTCGGCTGCTTTGTCTACTGATGCGATTGACTCTGGCTCAGATATTTCCTGTCCGTCTGTCTTTACACCCTTAGCTGCAGGAGCTTGTGCTTCTTCGAGAGTTTCCTCCACGATTTCGTTAGTTTCAACATCTGTATCGCGGATTTCAGCTTCGACTTTTTGATTAAGATCAGTCATAGATGACTCCTTATAGTTTAGATTTGATTAACGAGAGGAAATTCTTGAACTCACGAATTTGCACTTCAGGTCGATGTGCAATTGGTGCTTGCTTAATTTCAGTCTCTATCTCTTCAATGACTTGAGGTTGTAGAATTCCATTATTCCATACCCAGTCGACACCTTCCATAATCCCATTAACGAAAGCTTCAGGTGCACTTGGGTCTTGTACGATATCTACCGTATTAAGAATAAAGTCTTCTTTGACGTACATGACGCCATTTTTCTGCTCAAGACTTCCCATACCACGAGTTGACACACCTAGTTGAACACCACCCTCTAAGAGACCTTTTACGATCTTACCCATAGGAGTATCCAAAATTTGTGCCTTTCCTACCACATCATTACCTTCCAATTTTAGGTCAGTGATGAGGTGAGAAACTTTATCCAAATTAACAGTTGGGCCTTCAGGGTGATTCAACTCACCTACAGCACGTTTTTTGCTAACTTGGTCTTCAACGTACTTATCTACCGCTCGTTCCATAATGGCTCTTGGGTAGATACGTCCGTTTCTATTCTTCTTGTCTGCTTGCGCAAATACACCTTCAATAATGTAACTCTTCTCACCATTATCTTTAGCTTCTACAATGCATTGTACATCGTTTTCTACGTATTCGCTAATCAGTTTCATTTTATTTACCTAAGTCTTTGAGGACTTGCTTCGCGGTTGATTCCGCTTCTTTTTGTGACTTAAACGTGTCAACGGAATCACCATCAATAGTTAGGTAAAATCCTTTGGCAGTTTTTGTGATAACAACAGGGTAACCAGACATCTTCTTGTTGAAGACAACTTTGTCTTTTGCTTCCCGTAAACTTTTAAATGTTTTCACAATTAGTCCTCGTTTAGGAGTATTTATACAAAAATATATTTATAGTGAATATTTATTCGGTTTCTGCCGAAAATTCTTCTTCTTCGACTTCGCTGTCCAGTATAGCATCAATCTCAGAGTCATCCATATCTACCTCAACTGGTTCTACACCGTTGAAGATTTGGTCTGCTACAGAGACCTTCTCTGCGTCTAGAGACTGTTGCATCTTGTCATCTAGGATACCATTAAACAACTTTTCTGCATTATTAAAGTCTCCACCCTGAAGGGCGTTGACAAAATCTAGTGCTGGGTTTGCTTCTACTTCACTCATTATTAAATTTCCTCTTCTTCGTTTCCGCCATTTTCGTTCTCGGCTTCAACTTGTTTTGACATATTTTCTATGTCTTCATCATTAAACATCATTACGTTTTTCATTACCCACTCGCGTGAGAAGTATTCACCGACGTAACTAGAAATTTGATCCATTGTCTGTAGACGTTCACGTAGTAGTTCTGCGTCTTTTAATTCAGAAAAATGGTTGTCTCTAGAGAAGTCGACTTGAATTTGGTGCTTCCATGCTTCCCAGTCTTGCTCCGTACAAACACCTTTTAGGATAAGTTGCTTCTTGAGGATACCCAAGAACAAGTGTCCAAACTTACTACGTAGACGGTCGATGAACTTCTGGAACTTCACCTCATCGCGGTTAATTTCTGTAGACCTACCCAGAGAGAACTGCGACTCTTGTTCTAGACGGTTAAGCGGAACATTCAAAGAACGATACAACTTCTTTTGGAAATAAATGATATCGTCAATCTGTCCTAAATTCTCACCGCCAGGTAGAGTACTTATCTCTGTACCACGACCACCTTCTCGACGTGGTAACCAGAAGTCCTCTAGCATAGACATATGCTTTCGGTCATCTTTGATTTCACCACTATTCGCATCGTAAACAATTTTGTTACGGTATCGGGACATGATGTCTTTTAAATGTTGTTCCGCTTTACCCTTCGGTAAGTTACCCACGTCAATATAGAAGATACGACGTTCAGGTGCACGTGCCATACGATAGATGACCAAAGAGTCTTCCATCATACGCAATTGGTTTACTGGTTTCATCGCCTTCTGTAGATACGACAGTACACGTTTCTTACTGGTATCCAGAAGACCTGAAGTGACATACGAAATCGAATCCGGAGTTAGCTTGATACCATTATTAGCACCCGCTCGCTCTTGATAGATGTAGAAGTCGTTGGTTTTATCAACAATCTTCGCACCTGTCTTGGAATCTTTTTTGTATTGCACCTCTTTGACTTTACGAACCTTGGTTGCATCGATAGGACGGACTTCTTGAATACCCGCCTTCATGTTTGATTCGTTTACTACTAGGTGATGATATAATCTTCCGTCAACGTACCACGAACGGAATATGTCGTGACCATATTCTTCAAAGTTCAACATGTTAACTACATTATCAAACTCTTCGGTGATGGTCTTTTTGATTTTGTTTGGTGCATCAACCTTATCTAGGTTAACAGAAACAGAACTTTCTAGCTCAGACGAAACGATTGCTTCGTTGATGATGTCTTCAATCGCAGCATCACACTCTGGGTGTTCTGCCATGTTGCGATACTTTTTAATTAGTTCTTGATTGTCCTTTGCGGCAGTACCTTCCATATCGACGTACTGACCAAAGTAAGAACCTGAGGCCGTGACGTATCCAGCACCATCTTCGTCTACCTTTGGTACGATAGAAGAAACCTTTTCGCTTTCATTGTTTTTGTTTTGAACTTTTTTTATCTCAAAACCAAATGCTTTAAATACGCTGTTATCTGCCATAAAAACCTCTTAATAATAAAAGGGGGGTGGAGAACCACCCCCATAGTACTACTTATAATACCATTAACTAGTGGTATCTGACTCCCAATATTGAACTTGGAATTCTACTGTAAACTCTTCGACTGTATCATTGGTTTCATAACTTAGGTCGATTGCCGAAATATTTGTCGGGAAACAACCACGGAAGTTATATGTCTTCAACACTGAACCATCTTTGTCCAACTGATCAACAATTAAGTCAGCTTGGTAAGCAACAGGATTAGTGATACCCGTGTTGGCACTGTGACCATTCATACCGTTCATCCACTTTTCCATGGCGTTACGTGTAGCGAAATCAGTATCGTTGATTACTGTAACTGTCCAAGGTTCAAATGTACGGTCGCCCGCAATCTTCAACTGTCGTCCACGGAAAGGAACTTCAATGACAGCCATAATTGATGCTGGTAGTTGTGCGCCTTTACACATGAAAGAAGTCAACTCTGCATTACCGCCAGCGTATGCTGGGAAGTTAACTGTTGCACGGAATAAATTGGGACGTGCACCACCACCCTTTAATTTTGCTTTAAAATCGTCTACTCTTAATGACATGATTATACTCCTGCTGTGCCGACGACTTCTTCAAAGTCAACACCAGTTCTTACAGCCACGAAGTTTAAAGTTACGTAGTTGATTGAACGTGCTGGTTTGATGAAGCAACTTGCGATGAATTCGTTGCGGTCAATAACTTCTCCGGTATTGTTTGTTTCGTCACAAACAACACGGAAGTCGGTGATACCACGACGACCTTGAATTTCCCGTAGGAATGGTTCTACAATGTTCACGAATTCTGCACGAGTAAACTCATCGTTGAATTCGAACATTACGTTTTCGCCAGCTTTGCTGATAGCTCTTTCGATAACCAAGAATAGTCGACGTACGTTGATTCGGTCGAATGCTGATGGGCGAGACATGTGAGTCTTGTCACCAAACAGTAGGACACCCTGGCCAGGAATACTAACAATCGGATTAATACCTTTCTTGTATAGTTTATCACGCTCTGTTTTGTTAGGATTGATCAACAGTTCGGTGACACCCAGATACTGTCCACGTCGTGAACCTGCTGGTGAGAACCAAGGTGCAGAGACTGCGTCCGCCGCTGCCATAACACCTGCTGTTGAAGATGCCGCTGGAATGAACTCGTACTTATCTTCGTATTTGTTATACACTTTAATCCAGTTACCGTCAACGACCAAGTAAGATGAATTTTCATTAAGTGTGTCGATGTATGCTATCATAGCATCAACATTTCCCGAAGTCGGAGAAATTACTGCAACACAATCCTTACGAGAAGTAGCAACCATAAGAAGTTGTTCGTGTATCGTTTGCGCTAAGTCTTGACCACCAGCTGGTGGGATTAGGAAATCTATCTGGATAGCTTCCTTGTTTAAGAAAGCATCATACGCAGGGACATATGCGGTTTTTGTTTCGAGGGGAGTTCCGTCAGAACCTGTTCCGGTACCAACACCCGCGCCAAGTGGGTTATCGAAATTAAACGTTCCTGCCGCTGGGACACCAGAAGCCGTAACCCAAGAAGAACTTGTAGTAATAACGTCATTGACGAAGTTATTAGTTCCGTTATCGTTTTTAGCATTAGGGTCAGTGGAAACAAATTCGTATGTTTCGACAACTTCACCTAATTCTTCAGGTGATACATATCCTAGAGTTACGATGACATGAAGTTCGTCACCTTGTGGAGCTGTTGTGAAGTAGCCTTCGAAGTCCCAACCAGTAAATGTCGATGAATCAGCTACGGATACTGTAATTGTGTTACCGAGAGAACCGAAGTACTTTGCTTCGAAAATACCTGCTGCAGCTTTTCTGTAGCCAGGGTATGCCGGAGTTACTTGAGTTCCATCAGAGTCTAGAACTTCGTCTATGTCTGGTCGATCTGCGCGAATTATAAATGCGCTTGAAGAGTATTTTAGGAAGTACGAGGCAGAAAGAAAATCTCCTGCATATGCATCTCCTGCTAGCGGGGATCCAAAAGTAGACGCCAATTCGGTTTCGTTACCGATTAAGATTGGTGTGTTTATTGGGCCCCAATTAAATTCGCCTACAATAGCACCAGTAGTAGAAGTGACCGCAGGCACAATGCCCGTTAGGTCAATTTCTTTTACTGTTACTGCTGGAGACTCTGAAGATAATAGAGTCATGATAGTGTCCTTTTTTAGTTAAGGTATAATAAGTTAAACATAATACGGAGAATTCTTTCAATGTATCTATTTATACTTTTGTGAAAGTTTACCAATTGTCGGGTTCATAGTTGGCCCAAGCCATGCTATATGGGTCGCTTAGGTCTGATTGTGGGACGTAGTCTGTCCCATCATCAATTATACCGAATGGTGGTAAGTCATCTTCAATCTCTTTCATTCGTTGTTCGAATAGCATTGTTCTGAAATCAATGTCCGCAATATTACCGAAAGACTGTGAACTCACGAAGTACCCGAACATCACGAGATTCATCATTAAGTCATCGTGGTTACCATCACTCGCTTCGAATGACAGTCCCTTAGAGACGAAGGTTGATACTTCCATGATGGTATTTTCATCATGAATATCTAGTTTATGATTCTCGATGATATCCTTAATTGCTGAACATCCAATTCGTTTGACTTTCTTGTCCATGCGAATACCAATTGAATCAGCCTTGATTGCTGACTCTAGGTGGATGTTCTCATACTCTAAGTCCTGATACAGACCAACACACACGACCATACCTTGGTCATTGTTCTCTACAATAACATACGCTTCGTTGTACGAGGTAGCCCATTTATAGATGACATTAGGATAAAGAATTGGAGATATCCTGTTGTTTCTGTATACGCACACCTGTTTAAATGGTTGTACCGAAACATCAAATATAGTAAATGTAGAATAATCTTGGCCACGCCCTTGACAAACATCAACGGTCA